AACTTTTTCTATTAAAACGGATTTTTTTTATTAAACAGACTATACTTCAAAACGAGAAACAAGAACAAAGTACAACTGAGAAGAAAGAAATGGAATTTATCGAGAAGCTCGCACACGCTCTGTCTCCCGCTGGGATTGCAGAAGCGCAAGCAGCAATGTCACGTGCAACCGCACCCGCAAGGGTGGGAATGATTGAGGGAAAGCGGTATATCCGCAAGACCTACAACAAGGACAAGAGTGTAGCATCAGAGACGTATGTCGGGACCTTTGTACGCAAGTACAGGATGGGCTCAGGCGACGGAATGACGTACCACGCAGAATTCAAGGACGACGACGGTAAGACCGTGTCGTTCACGGAAGAGATGTGGGGCAACGTTGACGACGTGCCTGCAACGTACTCTGAGATTCACGAGTGACAGCCGAAAGGCGCAATTTTTAATTTACGTTAAATGTACCAACTTTAACACACTCGAAATAGTAAACATAAATGCCTCGCGAGACACTCCCTGCAAAAGAATCTGATGGAACCGTTATTGATTATCTTGAAGAGGACCCCGAAATTCCGACTCAGCGATACAGTATCATTTCGTTCATTTCGCCCGAGAAGGTGATTGTACAGAAGAATGAGTTCATGAATAAGAAGTTTGTGGAGTGGCTGGAGTACGATTGGAAGATCAAGGGCCTTGAGACGCTCATGGCTTTTTTGGCCAAGAAGTATTCTTTGAAGGTAGATGATCTTTTTAAGGATCTCGATGAGTTCAAGAAGGTGCATAATGAGGCAATTGCAAAGACGGATATTCATGAGCAACACCAGGTCTTTTTGCTTAAGAAGGAGAAAGAGCTGGAGGCAGAGTTTACGGAGTCCGTTGATTTCCGCACCAATGTCCGTGGTGTAAAAGTTCGTCGCGTATTTGCGAATCTGGAAGAGACCCAGCATTTTGCCAAGGTTCTGCAGAAGCGATATCCCAATGATAACCTGTATATTGGAAAGGTGGGTGCCTGGCTTCCGTGGGATCCTTCCGAGAACCTGATGCCCGAAGTAGAGTATGCAGAGAAAGAGCTGAATGAGCTTATGCGCAAGTATAAGGAGAACGAGGTGAATCGCGAGATCTTCTTTGAGGAGGAGAAGACTCAGCGTATTCAGGCTCAGAAGAAGGAGAACGAGGAGCGACGCAAGAAGGCTCTCGAAGATTCTAAAGCTGATGCAGGAGTTGCAGATACGTCTGATATTCAAAGCGCAATTCAGATGCCAGTTCACCCTTCGGAAGGCGGAGCACCTCGTGATCTGTAAAACGGAATTTTTAACTACAAATTTTAAGTTTCAAAACAAGAAAAATGAGCGGTCCTTTCACTTTCAAGCTGAAATACTATCACGGTGGTAGCATGCACGACACATACTGTGTAACTTACTTCTATAAGGGGCAAGCTATTCCAAACGTGAACGGCAAGCCCTACCACATGACAGAGACCAAAGTTGACATCGAGAAGATGAACAAAGACTATGCGGCAGATCCTGCAGGATTCCTGAAAAGGGTGTCCAACAGTTTTACGCCGTGTCGGAATGATGCTGGTAAAGCGCTGATCGAGGCAGATTTGGCCTTGCTGAGTGCAGGTGGAGGATAGACTCATGGAGTCTTTTTAACATGCACCCATGGTCCCGAGTTCTTTTTCCGCATAGAATCAATATTGTACTCGTCTGCTGCCAACATCGTGCTTGAGAACGGTTTATTATCTACCCAAAGCGAATCGTCGCACATATGAAACACTGGATGATCTGATGCTTTATACCAAAACACCTGATCTTCTAATTTGTTCGACTGAACACCATTGCAAATAACTAAGCACTCAAAATTCTCGGTACATTGGTCCATAAACTGGCAGAACATTTCAAAAGTGGGAAACATACCTGCATAGTTGTCATAAATACGACGACGGTTATTCACGATAGACTCTCGCAAAATAAACACGAAATCGACGTTGGTTCGGAGATTGGGAGTAATACCGAGAGGATACTGCATGGTAATGATTGTCATCAAATCAATATGACGACCGTTCATGAACACGTAACGAGTCGATTCTTCTTTAATCCACGAAGCGTCATAAAGACAGTCATCTAAGATAAGGAAAGCACGAGGATCGGCAGAAGAACTTCCGCCTGATCTCTTTTTCTCTTCGTTGCGGGCAGTTTTAGCGCCAAGCTGACGTTTAATAACACCCATCACAATTTCAGGCCTGTACTTGTCATGAATTAGCTTTGAAGGAACCATATGCTGGAAAAACTCGTTGGCTACTTCAGTTCCCGAAATCACTGTTCCAATTGGAAACGCATGCTGGGCATTATACAGAATATCGCGAACCAAGAAGGATTTACCCGTATCTTTCTTTCCAATAATAACAATCATTGGAGATTTTCGTGAATCGATTTCGCAACGGTCTTTCAACATATCAATATTGAATTTTTTGATTTGAAAATTCAGCGCCATCCTTAGTTTTGTGCGTGAATATTTTCGATTTGCTTTAACCCCTCTGGATAATATATGGGAAAACGAAAGCAGTCCGATTTGAGAACCATTCCTGTTCCACTGATGGTCCACCGATATGACATGAAGCAGGTAAGGAACGTTTCAAAACAGCATTGGAATATTGACCATCTCCAACCATTTTTTCCTCCAATTGAACGATTATTTAAAACCGAAGTTCTCTCGAATCCCAAAGAGTTTGGATTCAGATTTTCCGAAGAGATTGTTTCTTTAGTTGATGAAAACACTATAAAGACTTCTAGTGGAAAGACAGTTGAAATTCACAAGAAGATCACCATGCTTCTCAGTCCATACAAATGGATGCAGGGAGATTACGGAACTTCTTTCGGTCTTCCTTCTTTATCGGAAGAGTTTGTTGAAATGCAAAAGAAACTCCAGAATCCTGGTAATGCGGCATATGTAGGTGCTCTAGTATCTGCCGTTCTTTCGGAATCAGGATGCCAGCACTTTCCCAAAGTATTTGGATTGTTTATTGGAGTTTCCGATAAACACACTATAGATATTTCAGACGATTACGGCGATTTGTGTGACAGATCCTGGTTTTCGCAGAATATTGGAAAGACATTCGAAATGAAACTTGCGGATGAAATTGGAGATGCTATGTTCACTCATACTCGCACTTCTCGGGCACCTGTTGCAGTAGGGGAAGATGTTGAATTAGAAGATGTTGAAGAGTATCCTTCATTAGAAGTTCCCCACACAGAACCTGCAGATATGTCTCGCGTTATCAGTGGCGAAGAAGATGACGATGACGATGAATCTGATTCCTCTTCTGTTTCCACTTCATATATCTTTGCAGTTAAATCTTGTGAATGCGATTCAGATGAGGAAGAGGAGGACGATGAATCAGATGACGAACCTTTCGCGTGGGCTTCTTTCAAGAACGTTCCTGTCCAAATGACTCTCATGGAAAAGTGTTCTGGAACTTTCTTTGAACTCTGTTCGGCTGTTTCTGACGAAGCCAAACATCTTGCTTGGCTATCTCAAGTAATGTTTGCCCTAGCATTTGCTCAGCGCATGTTTTCGTTTACGCATAATGATTTGCATTCAAATAACGTTATGTACGTAGATACTGTTGAAGAGTTTTTTTATTATAATTGCGAAGGCAAATTCTATAAGGTTCCGACATACGGAAAGCTAATTAAGATCATTGATTTTGAGCGGTGTGTTGCAAATGTTCGTGTTATGGGAATGAAAGAGCCCAAAGTTTTCATGAGCGATCATTTTAACATTGATGAAGAAGCAGGAGGTCAATATAACTGCGAACCTGAATATCTACCAAAACATCCTGTAATAAAACCAAATCCTTCGTTTGATCTTGTACGTCTTGCTACTTCCATGTTCTGGGACTTGTTTCCTGAAGGCCCTGAGTGCCTTGATTATCGCGACAATACTGTTTTCAAATTCTTTACAAAATGGCTCAAGTTGGAAGATGGTTCGTCAGTAATGTTTGGAAAGAAAGATTTGAAGCATGATAGGTATCATGGGTTCCATCTTTACAAGGCGATTGCACGCTTCTGTAAGGATGCTGTTCCACGAAGTGAAATTGGTGATTTGAAAATGTTTAAGGTAGATTCTGTGCCTGCAGGAACTTCTGTATGCCACATTGACGCTTAAAACGGATATTTATATAATAAATTGTTTATCCTAAAAAATGGTACAGTATAAACTAACCGAATCCGATAAGGAACAGATATTGAAAGATCATGTCTTTCCAGTTCACGGCTTAACAGATTATAATGTCGAATACGTTCTTGGATTTCTAGAGGCGTACAGGTACCACCCAAAATACCGACGCGGATTGTATTTCAAACGCCCAAAGAATTGGACGAAAGCTTATGTACAAGCCGTCGATAAAGTCGCGTGCTTCTTCAAGTACGGCGATGACCTAAACAATGGACCTCCTGTTCCTAACTAAAACGAGGGTTTGCCCACAAACATGTCCTGGACTGCAGGAATGTCCATATTTTTCATTGTGTCTGCAATTACGTTTGTAGAAGTTGCAAATATAACACCTGCAGTAATTAGACCACCAAACAAGCTGAGCTTTGCAGCATCAATCCACTCGATGGGCGCTTCCTTTGAGCGTCGTTCAAGTGTATATACAATAAAGCAAACTATTGCCACAGCAACCGAAGCAATAACAATCATCATTTATTTCGAAAATCAGGTTAAGTTTACAGATTTAGAACGAGGGACTCCGAAGCACGCGACTCCAGTTCTTTCAGAGGATCCTCTTCTTTGGGAATTTCAGGAAGTTTTACAATAACTGGTTTGGGTTCAGGCTTAACCTCATCCAAATCCTTGAAATCAATTTCTGCCGTTTCTTCCGAAACCTTGATTGAAGGAAGATCCTCCTCTTCACTTTCATCTTCCTCTTCGTCTTCTAGATCATCAAACTTTACCTTTTGGTGCTTGACTTCTTCTTTTACTTCAGGAAGAGATTTGGGTGGCTCATCGTCTGGCTCCTCTTCATCTGCAAAGTACTTCTTTGCAATAGCCTCCCACGGCAAGAATCCGCGAATAACCTGCTCCATACAATCCGTAACAACTTTCTCGATTTCCTGGCGATTACGTGCCTGCACTTCCGAGCTTACGCCAAGCGTCTTGAAATAATAAGCTACCTGCCACAACTTGCGTCCTGAATGTTTATAGAGCTCATGGACAAACTTTGCAAAACTGGGACGGTTAAAGTCAATCTTGATTTCAGACGAAGAGCCACGGTAGTGTAGGCTTGCGAATGAACGCATGTACGAAATAAATACTCCCATCAGCAAATCATCCATATACGTGCATTTAGTGATCTTTACAATACGCTCTACCTCTGTGGTTAGGGTAGCATCCGTCCATTCTGGAATTTTGGTGAGCATGTTCTGAAATGTACGCAGGACTTGATCTAGTTGGCCATTGCGCTCACATAGATCTTTTGCAGAATCGTAAATGCTCCAGAACCCGTCACTTACGGGAGGAACAATAAGACTTACAAGATGTTCGCGAAGATGAGTCTTGGCAAATTCTGTGCTTGACATGTTTGTATTTTGAAAGCCACTAGTTTTGAGACCCTAAAACGCAAAACGGATTTCTCTATTTTATGAGATATATCTTTAAAGATAATCTTTCGAAAATGTCGAAGGCTGAAATCATGTCTCTCAAGACCGAGATCGCATCCCTCAAGGATGCAATTGGCGAGCTGAAGGGAAGCATTATTGATGAAATTCGCTCGTCTATGACGATCAAGAAAGATAAGCCCGCAACCAAGAAGACCACTAAGGTCAAGGTGGTTGCAGGTGCAGGCGCTCCCGATGAAGAGGAGAAGCCAAAGAAGAAGACAGTTTCTGAGATGACTCCCCTTGAGAAGGCGGAGCGTAATGTGGAGAACTGGAAGAAGAGGCTTGCGACAAACAAGCCCGCATTTAAAGATGATAAGGCCCGCGAGGCACTTGAGGAGAAGCTCAAGCTCGAGGAGGCTACCGTAAGGAAGCTCAAGGATGGTCCCAAGATAGATGAAAAGGAAATTGTCGTACTCACGATCGAGGAGCTTCAGGCTCTTGACGATCTCGATGAGAGCGATACGCCTGGCCACTATTGGGATGCAGAGAATGGACGGACCGTAACAGGCCCGAAGCCAGACCCTAAGGCCGAAATGAAGGACATGAAGTTTGAAGGTGAGACATACTCCGTAGAGGAGCTCACTTTCGCCGTCCACCAAGGTGCATCAAAGGATTCTTTCAAGGGATACGCTGGCGTCGGAAAGTTCAAGGGCATGTGCTCTGATTCTGATGACGAGTAGATACTAACGTTTTTTTTTCTGCGTACGACGATGTTTGCGAGTCCTGCGCTTCTTTCCTCCTTTTGGCTTAGTAACATCCATCGGAGTTACCGTTTTGGGAGGAGTTGTTGGAGGACCTTTCAAATCTTTGGGAGTTTTAGGAGGAGTTGTAGTGTCGCCCATTTACCTAATAGTAAACATCCTTTGCAGAAAACAGTCTCCACCAGAATACTATGAATGGCAGTATAAATACTGGAAATACTCCATAAGTTATCAGTGAAAGAATACCGAACCCCCATTTACCCGAAGATCCAAGCGCTCTTTCGCCGTATTTTGATGCAAGAATAGTGACTGAAAAATAAATCGAATATTTGATAACCATCCAAATACTACTCATCAGAGTTGAAGATACAGATTGGGCTTGTTCTGCTATAGGCGTAACGTGACCATCATCCATTGCAGGAGCAGATAAGTCGAACTTTTTCCCGTCAGGAATAGTGTAACTTGAAGAAGCTCCGTTGATGGTGACATCTACTTTCAAAAGCTTGGGTTTGGCAGGATTCGGATCAGGTATTCCTACCGTACTTGGACTTACAGTTATAGAAATAGAACCGTTTGATACATAGTTCTGAACAGCATCCGTGACATCGGCAAAGTTACCTTCGTAACCGTACTCTGCTTTTACAACTTGAAGACCTGTGGCACTTCTCAGAGGAGGAGCATCAATTTTTAAATAGTTGCCATCTTTTACAGTATCTGTATTAGATCGTCCACCATTAATAGTGTACTCGACAGTCAAAGTTTTAATTTGTCCTGGCGCAGGATCTTCTACATTAAGAGCACTTGGACTTACGACAAAATTAACCTTTCCATCTTTTGTTCTAGCGCTTACTGCAGACTGTACATCAACGGTCGTAGAACCAACTCCATACCTGGCTGAAAGTATTGTGACTCCGCTACTCATATTATACTATGTTTCGATTAAGAACTGAATACTAGCGACGCTACGCCTCCGATTACTCTTAGGTAATTGTAAGACTCTACAAAAATACGTACATTATAAGTGTACTTATATGTCTGTGCGTCTTGTTTGCGAACAACAGTAATAATATCACGAGGGCCGTATAGTAACTTACCGTATGCATCTACTGCAGCTGGATTAACTATAGTTGGATTTGCATTATTTGCAGTGCTCTTTAGAATACAGACTGTAGCATTTGTCTCAAGCAAAATAGTGAATTCAGGTTGCACATAACTGTTTCGCAGAATAGGTTTATTGAACATTGAACCGTTAATATGTCCACTAGGTTGACCTGTATGATGATCTAATGCAAATGAGTAAGAATAAATTCCAGGGATACTCGTGATTGTCTTTCCAGAATGATGTTTGTAATTCTCTATTTGTGAGAAGAATGTTGTAGGTTTTGGAGAAAAGCGATCTTTTCCGTCAAGAACCAAATTTGATTCAAGCAAAATATCTCTTTGCGAAACATTTGTGTTCAGAGCTGATCCTGAAGTTAAAAAATAGGTGCTTTGCAACTGCTGACCATTAGCGTTTGGAGGAGGACGAAATGGATTTTCCCAATTTGTATAATTATCATAGTCATTGAACTGAGGGCGGTCGCTTCTCTGTGCTACCCAAATAAGTTGGGTGCACAAATTTTTCATTAGAACGGGAACATCATTTGTAGGACCGTACTGACCGTTTGCTTGCTGGATATCCATCTGATGAATTATAAACGAATGTTCATTCTTTGCGATATGAACATGCTCTCCGTCCGAAAGGAATATATAATTTGCTTCTACGTAAGGATTTAGGCTCCAAGTTACTAAACTAGTATCCAGAGGCATTGGAGGTACTGTTGGTGTTGGAGGTGACAGAAAATTTGTCATTGTGTACATAGTAGATGAAGAGTCTGGAGCAATTCTCGTTCCAGAATTTGTGAGATTTGGACGAATTTCTCGAACAGTAAATAGTTGGTACATATTTCGAAGTTCTACACGTATGTCTACTTGTGAGTACTGAAGTGCAACAAGAGGAAGTGCGGTTCCAATTTTTTCACAGAACCAGAAATGAAGTGGAATGCTCAGAATACGTCCTGCAATAGAAGGTTCGGCGGGAGACGTTGGAGATGAAATTGCGTGAGGGTACTGATTTACTCTATCAAACGCATTTGCAGGGTCATACAATTCTGGAACATTTCCAACCATCTCATCAAGAATATTTTTCTTGTTAGCATTAAAGTTCAAATCAGCATATAGTTTCATCCATTCTCCCGTATGCGTTACGACTTCTTGACCATTTATCAGTATTGAAACACTTGCTATCATATTGTACCCTAAATTACGAACCCACGCAAATTCATATCCTATTGCTTGAGAGCTTTGATTTAGTTGCGAATACGAAGTAGTGGATGCTACTGGTACAATTGGAGAATAGATATTTGGAATTGTAAAAACTAAATAACAATCGTGTAGCAATTGAGCATACCTTTCTACACGAGCGGTTAGTGTCAGAGTTCCTGACGTAGGAATATTCAAATTATTTGTTCTGAAGGGTAATTGAAAGTGTTCCATTGCAAAATCTGTGTGGCGCTTGTATACCGACCTAAAGTGGGTAAAAGAAGGATTGCCAGTCACCAAATGGTCCTGGGCTCCTTTGTTTACTAATTGCATAATGCCTGCCATTCTTCTTGTTTCTTAGTTCATAGTTTTATGTACATAAACCGAACACTTCTTGCATCCCGTTGTTCTAGTAGTTAAAGTAGACACACTGCAGTCACACAGTCTCGTTTTAGTAAGCTGTTTGCCATTTGCTGTAGTATCTTTCTGCAAGACAAAATCGGCAGTTTGAGAACCTACGTAGGAAATCCAATCACTTGCGGGTCGTTGGATTCGGCTGGGCCCCGTGCGACGAGGAATCAGCAAAGAAGGATTGTATGGAGTTTGAGGAACTGTTGCAACATTAATATCTTCATTACTTGCTACACTTGTCAAATATGATCGAGCACCGCGCAAACGCTGAAGCCGCGTCCAATCTGCTGCGCTAAGTCCACGAGTTTGTGCGCTCACGTTAGATGCCATCTACTCTATTATAGAACTACGTGAGGAAAAAACGTTATTTTGTTAGTTCCAACAAGTTCCCCAATTTGAATGAGACGATTATTATCTTCAAATGCTGCATGATCAAATATCTCACGTGTAACAGTATCCATAATCATAAAAATTCCTTTTACTGATATTCTTTGCAAAGTACGTCCACGTTTTACTAAGTTTTTAGTGTAAAGAGCATCTTTTTCATCGGTCATGTATTTTGGACGATACGCCAAATCTTCCGCAGTAACTGTCGTGTCGAAACGCATACACTGAAGTGTAGGTTCGTTCTTTGTGTGCAGGGTTCGGTGAATTTCGCAATCAATTGCTGCTTGTTTTAGAACAGCCGTAATGCTTTTTATAATCCTGCTTTTCTCATACGCCATTTCATACAAGAATTCATCTGTAGACATGAATACTTCTTTGGGTTCATCACCTTCGTA